CGAAGTTGTACTAAAATGTTCACAGGTGATGGTTCATTGCAGGGCAACCCTCCTCCCATTTTAAAACTAAATGGTTATGGAGATTATGTTTTTAAAAATGTACCAGTTGTTATAAAAAGTTTTTCTGTCGAATTACCTGCCGATGTAAATTATATCAATACTTCCGCAGCAGTAGCCACAGTAGGCCCTGCTGCCGGTGGCGGTGTTTTATCAACGATTGCTGGAATTTCAGGCACAGTTGGTCAGCTAGCAGGATTAGCTGGCGCATTAGGAAATAATAAACTGGCTAATAATCTAGGCAGAGCTGGAGCAATTGGTGGTGCTATTGCTGGAGTAGGATCATTGCTTACAGGCGTACCGCTGCCAAACGGTGGTCCATTTGGTGCTGCCGGAACATCATGGGTTCCAGTTAAGAGTACAATGTCTATAACATTGCAACCAATATACAGTAGAGAAGCAATGAGACAATTTAGTCTACAACGATTTGTCAGCGGTGAATATGTTGATGGAGGATACATCTAATGGCTGCTAGATATGCTAGTACCAGTCCTTGGTATAATACACAAACTGTACAAAACTATCTAGATGTTCTAGCAATTCGTCCAGTTGCTGCTGAAGCAGATGACTTTGTTTATAAAATTGAACCACAGTATACTCATAGACCAGATTTATTAGCCTATGATTTATACGGCACACACAAACTATGGTGGGTCTTTACACAGAGAAATTTAGATACCTTACAAGATCCAATTTATGATTTTGTTCCAGGAACTGAAATCTACATTCCTAAAAAGGCAGGACTATTTAAAGTATTAGGATTATAAAAATGGGATTTGGTTTTGACATAGGATCGGCAGCTACAAACATCAGCACCAAAGTTAATAAAACTTTGTCATCGTCGGGTCTAGCACAAGGATTAAGTTCTGCAGGCACTACACTAAAAAATGCAATAAGCTCAGTTGGACAAGGCATTGAAAAAACATTTTCAAATATAACTAACGCAGTACCTGGAGCATCGACTGCAGAAACTGCAATTCAAAACGCCAAAAAGAATATTGACAATTTTGGCAATTTATTTGAAAACGCTACAAAAAAATTAACCATTGAAAGTTTAGGTATTCCGCCAGGCGAAAGATTACCAAATACCTTAAGCTACTATTCTTCTGTAAATTATATTTTTACATTAAGTGTGTTAGATGACATATCGATTAATTTTCCAAACGAGACTTATAGAAAAGGTGTAATTGGTCCGCTGATATTAAAAAGCGGCAATGGATCTCCAATGGACAGAATACCGTTGTCATATAAACCCAGTTATAACCCTCAAGGAGGCTATGATTTCTTTGTTGAAAATTTAGAAGTTCGAGGAAGTATTGGGTTTGAAAAAGCTACAGGTAACACTAACTCAACTGGTATAAATTTTAAAGTTGTTGAGCCCTACAGTATGGGATTGTTCTTTGAGTCTTTACAAACAGCGGCATTAACAGCAGGACACAAAAATTATCTAGATGTTCCTTTATTGTTAACAATAGAATTTAAAGGGCATCTAGATGCTAACAGACAAAATGTACAGATTGACAGAACTACAAAACATATTCCTTTAAAACTAATGACAGTACAGATGAAGGTGTCAGGTAAAGGCAGTGAATATGATATAAAAGCATATCCTTGGAATGAAAAAGCTTATTCTACAATCTACTCTCAATTCAAAACTGATATTTCTATACAAGGACAAAATGTAATAGAAATGTTACAAACTGGCGAAAATAGTCTGCAGAGAATTTTAAATGATAGACTAGCAGAAGCAGTAAGACGTAAAGATGTCAATGTGCCTGATCAAATTTTAATTAGTTTTCCAACAGATTTAAAAACAGGAGAATATGCTCCACCACCGACACTAGACCAAGCCACGGTAAATCCTAATCAAGCTCCTGTAGTTGGAGATTTTTTTGGAAAATTAGGACTTACTACCAGCAAAGGACAGTTGAACAAAACGCAGATACAAGTAGACGGCACTACCAACGACGTTGGCAAAAGCACTATGGGATTTAATCTTTACAATAAAGGAGACACACCTTTTGCCAAAGATAATTTAGTGTACGATGAAGAAAAAGGAATCTATACTAGAGGTAATGTTCAAATAAAATCTTCAGAAGGTGTGTTTAAATTTGCTCAAGGAACAGATGTAATCAATGCTATTAATCAAGTTATTCTCATGAGCGAATACGGCAGAACTGCTCTGCAACAAATTAGCAAGGAAGGAAATATACAATGGTGGAGAGTAGAAACGCATTTGTATAATATTCCCACAGATGCAAACATTGCTAAAACGGGCGTTAAACCAAAATTAGTAATGTACAGAGTAGTACCTTATTCTGTTAACGCCAGTGCTTTTATGCCAGTTAACCAAGGTTTACCCGGCGCCAAAGAAGCAAAATTAAAAGTTTTAAAAGAATATAATTATATCTACACTGGACAAAATACAGAAATTTTAGACTGGGACATTGATTTTAAAGCAGGATTTTATAAATCATTGAGTGCAGACAGCGGTCAAAATAACGCTGGAGTAGACACTAAAAAGAACACAGGCGGCGCTGCCGAAGCATCAAACGACCCAACAAATGCCAGCGCCTCTGGTAAAGCACCAGGACCAAATTCTATACCACAAGTGCAGGTCAAAGACGGTGTTATAACTAACACAGCTTATAAAGGCGGTGGCGGCATAGATGACAAAGCCAGTATAGCTTCTAGACAATTACACGATGTAATCACTTCTGGTGTTGATATGATTGGACTTAACTTAACTATATTAGGAGATCCGTATTTTATCGGTGACAGCGGCATGGGAAATTATAGCGCAGTTTCAACAGATAATCCTCATATCACAGCCGATGGATCTATGAATTATCAAAATGGTGAAGTTCACGTTATTGTTAATTTTAGAAGTCCTGTAGATATTAACATATCAACTGGCATGTATGACCTTGCAACTACAAGTTCAATTTCAAAATTTAGTGGATTATATAGAGTGTTAAGAGTAGAAAGTTTTTTCCAGCGCGGCAAATTTACGCAGTCATTAAAAATGGTTAGATTAATGGGACAAGAAATTCCTGCACTACAAAAGCCTGCATTAACGTTTACTCCAGGCAATGCTTTTTCTGATCCTAGCCAACTTCCAGCATTTGATGATGACGGAAACTTACAACCTGGATTTGCTATCAACGACGAAACTGGTCAGCCTTATTACAAAGGTCTAGGACCTAGCACTAGTCCTCAGCTACCAGGAGGAACAATCTAATGCCAGAAGAAATAAGAGACCTGCCTGGCGGTCAAAAAACTAGTCCAGGCCCGTATCTAGCAAAAATTGTAAGTCACCTTGACCCAACATACATGGGCATTCTAGAAGTGCAGTTATTGCACGAAGTTGGTAATGATGAAGCTAGAACAGGCCAATTACATCAGGTAAAATATCTGAGTCCCTTTGCTGGTCAAACAAATGTTGACTTTGTTGGTGAAGATCCTGACGATTACAACAACACACAAAAGAGTTACGGATTTTGGTTTGTCCCGCCGGATGTTGGTACACTGGTAATGGTAATATTTGTCGACGGAGATGCCAAACAAGGATACTGGATTGGCTGTGTTCGAGACAACGCTATGAACTTTGCAGTCCCAGGACATGCTGCCACAGAATTTAATTTAGACGAAGAAACAAATTCAAGATACGGTGATGCAAAACGTTTACCCGCAGCAGAATATAATAAAATAGCACAGGCTACTACTGCTGATCCAACTACTATTCTTAAACCTTCTTCTCCGCTAAAAGACAGTTTAGAAACACAGGGATTGTTAGAAGATGACACTAGAGGCATTACTACCAGTAGTGCTCGTAGAGAAATACCTAGCTCAGTGTTTGGCATTAGTACACCTGGCCCGGTAGACAAAAGACCCGGAGCTAAAAAAGCTAGGGTTGGTAAAGCGGAACATAAAATATCTGCTGCGTTTGTGAGTCGGCTTGGCGGCACCAGTTTTGTCATGGACGACGGTGACGATAAATTTTTAAGACGAACCACTGCCAGTGAAGGCCCCCCTGATTATGCCGCAGTTGAACAAGACGAAACAGACGGTTTACCAGATATTCCTCACAACGAACTAATAAGATTTAGAACTAGAACTGGCCATCAAATTTTAATGCACAACAGTGAAGATTTAATCTACATTGGTAATAGTCGCGGCACAAGTTGGATAGAAATGTCCAGCGACGGCAAAATTGATATCTATGCCGAAGACAGTATAAGTGTGCATACCAAGCAAGATTTTAATTTTTATGCAGATAGAGATTTTAATTTTGAAGCAGGCAGAAATTTTAATATAAAAGTTAAAGATAGATTTACACATGAAGTTGGCGGAAACTACGATTTATTAGTAACTGGAAATAGGACAATGGGTATAACAGGAGACCAACAAATTGTGGTCACTGGCGATCATAAAATTACCACAGTCGGCGCATTAGACATTAATACAACAGGTGGTAATACTATTTCTGCAGGTGGTGCAACTAATTTAAAATCTGGTGGAGATAATAATTTTTCCACAGACGGTGCAACAAATATTAAAAGTGCTGGAGATCATATAGAAACTGCGGCAACTATTCATATGAATGGCCCAGATGCCGCCGATGCAGAAGAAGCTGCTGTTGCTACACCCCCTGAACCTTTGTCAACATTTACCAGTCCTGATGAAAATGAAAGTACATTAGAACCAAGTATTATGTTGCGTATACCCACACACGAACCGTGGCCGCATCATGAAAATCTTGATCCGTTGAGCTTTAAACCGGAACTTACTGATAGAGAAGCTGGTGCAGATATTCCTGTGCCTGACTACTGGAAAAAATACAGTACAATAACAGATACATTTGCTAAAATTAAGCCTCCAGGAGAGGATGGTTTAGAAGAGTAAATACTATACTATGACAGCCAATCAAAGACTCTATAATAAAATTGTTGTTAACGGCCCTGCCGGCCGACCCAATGTGCCAGGCTCAAAAACCTACAAAGGATTCAGCACGATCAGCGGCGACAGTAAGAGTTTTGCACTATTTGATCTTGCGTTAATCAAACAAGATTTGATTAATCATTTTCATATAAGAATGGGCGAAAGGTTAGAGCAGCCTGAATTTGGTACTGTAATATGGGACTTAATATTCGAGCCTCTTACAGAAGATATTAAAGAAATTATAATTAAAAACGTTGAAACAATCATTAATTATGATCCACGTATCGTGGCTCAAAACGTTACAGTTACCGCCTACGAAACAGGAATACAGATAGAATGTGACCTTATGTATTTGCCATATAACATTCAAGAATCTATTCGTTTACGGTTTGACGAAGCCAACGGCCTACTAGGGTAATTAAATACTCACATAATAAATTTCAATAAATATCTGTATAATGGGAAACAGATATGTCAGCAACCAATCGACAAAATAGACTACTAGTAGCAGAAGACTGGAAAAGAATTTATCAAAGTTTTCAGAATGCAGATTTTCAAAGCTACGACTTTGAAAACCTTCGCAGGGTAATGATCAGTTACATTCGTGAAAATTATCCTGAAGATTTTAATGATTATATTGAAAGTTCTGAATACCTTGCGCTAATTGATCTTATAGCTTTTCTAGGCCAGAGTATTAGTTTCCGCACGGATTTAAACGCTCGCGAAAACTTTTTAGAGCTAGCAGAACGCAGAGAAAGTGTTCTACGTCTAGCTAGATTATTAAGCTACAAAGCCAAAAGAAACGTACCTGCCAGCGGTCTGTTAAAGTTTACTTCTGTAAGTACAACACAGGTTGTATACGACAGTAACGGTCGAAATTTATCAGGACAAACAGTCAGCTGGAACGATCCTGCAAACCCTAATTGGTATGATCAGTTTATTAAAATTATCAACGCATCTCTACCCGCAACAAGAAAATTTGGTAATCCCGACGCAAAAGACACAATCTATGGCATCCCCAGCGAGCAATATAGATTTCAAAGCGCAAACACTGATGTGCCTGTTTACAGCTTTACAAAAACAGTAGACGGTCGTAGCATGACATTTGAAGTAGTAAGTACAGCATTTAGCAAAGAATCTGAAATTTATGAAGAACCACCAAGTATTGCCAATCGTTTAAGTTTTATCTATAGAGATGACGGCAAAGGCAACGGTAGCAGTAACACAGGATTTTTCCTACATTTTAAACAAGGTACACTAAATCAAGGTACTTTTGAAATTACTCAGCCCGCTACTGATGAAACAGTAGACATTGATGCAGTTAATATTAACAATGATGATGTTTGGCTTTATAAGTTAGATCAGAACGGTATTGAAAATGAATACTGGGCACAAGTTCCTAGCTTTGAAGGTAATAACATTATCTATAATAGTTTAAACAAAAGCATAAGAAACATCTACGGTGTAGTTACTAGAACCAATGATAAAATTAGTCTAGTGTTCAGTGACGGTGTATTTGGTAATTTACCGCTAGGTACATTTAGAATCTATTACAGAATAAGCAATGGCTTAAATTATACTATTAATCCTAAAGACGTAAAAAATATCACTATTGATGTTCCCTATGTCAGCAACACTGGTCAGCTTGAAACACTGACTGTGACTTTAGGATTACAAAGTTCTATATCTAATTCAAGTCCCGCAGAAACCAATGACAATATCAAGGCACGGGCACCTGCAACATACTATACACAAAATAGAATGATCACAGCTGAAGACTATAATATTAGTCCATTAAGCGTAAGTCAGCAGATTGGTAAAATTAAAGCAGTCAACAGATCTGCCAGCGGTATCAGTCGCTACTTTGATCTAGTTGATCCTACGGGCAAGTACTCAAAAACAAATCTATTTGCTGACGACGGTATTGTTTACAAACAAGAATATTCTGATAGTTTTAAATTTTCTTATGCAACTAGAACAGACATTGAAGCTATAATTTACAATCAAGTCTCTGATAATTTAAGATCTATAAATTTAAAACATTTTTACTACAGCAAATTTGATAGACCAAATACTGCTGAATTAGGTATTAAGTGGATCCTTAAAACATCCGACACTAATCAAGTTACTGGTTATTTTAAAGATGATATTACAACTTCTATCCAGAAAGTAGGTACATTTGCCACAGGTACAAACACACTAAAATACATCACAGTTGGGTCGTTATTAAAATTTAGAGCACCAACTAATTACTATTTTGACAAAGCAAATAATAACAAACTAGTGCTGGGAAACCCAACAGGATCAAACGCAACACAAATTTTGTGGACCAAAGTAGTGGCAATTTCTGGTGACGGTACTGCCGGAGGCACTGGAGAACTAGTAGACGGATCAGGGCCTATTATCCTTAATGATATTATTCCTTTAGCCTATAATAAAACTTCGCCTTCAACTGAATTGCAGACAGCTCCGCAGTTAGAAGAAATTATCCCAGCATGGAAAACAGCATTAGACAGCGCCACAGTAGCTTCAATGGTTGACTTAATTTTTGCAAATAAATCGTTTGGTCTACGATACGATTCAGAAAGTCGTTCTTGGAAAATTATTATCAGCAGTAACTTAAACACAATCAACGTATTCAGTTTAGGCCGAGCCGGCGACACAACAAATCAAAATGTTGATTCAAGTTGGTTATTATTGTTTACCACTGACAGTGAACAATACACAGTTGCTTCACGATTAATTAGATATATTTTTGAAAGTAATCAACAGGTAAGATTCTATTTTGATTCTAGCGATAAGATTTATGATTCAAGAACCAACACAGTGGTTAAAGATAAAATTAAAATTTTAAGTATAAACACGCAGCCAAATGATATTATGTCTTTTACCTATGATAGAGATTGGGAAATTACAGAAGAATTTAAAGGCCTCGATGGGTACGTAGATACTAAAAAAATTCAAATTACATTCAGCGACAGTGACGATGACGGTGTAGTTGATAATCCTAATTTGTTTGAAGAAATAGTGCCAGTAGTAACTACACCTCCTACAAAAGCACAATTTATTGTATTGGAAAAATATATAATAACCCAAGGTCAGGAAGATTATAGATTTGTATCTAACGACGATGATAAGATTTTAATTCGTCAAAACAAACTATCTGTAAGCTCTGGAGATTTACAAAAATTAGGCAGCTATTTTTATTTTGTTGAAGAAAACTTTGTAGCACAATTAAATGCTAACAGTGAATTTGAACCTAGTTTAAATTATAGAGTCTATGCAGGAAGAAGTGGATTAAAATTCCAGTATATTCATAATGCTGATTATGAAGCAAGAATTGATCCAGGATTGACAAATTTAATCGACATCTATGTGTTAACCAAAGAGTACGACATTCAATATCGTCAATACATAAATGGGTCAAGACTTGTAGAACCTTTAGCACCTAGCAGTGATGAATTGTTTAATCTATTAAGCCCTGAATTAAACAAAATTAAATCTATCAGCGATGAAATCATATATCATCCTGTAAAATATAAAGTGTTGTTTGGTAACAAAGCTACTTCGGATGTACAGGCTACATTTAAAGTTGTAAAAAATGAAGAAATTGTTATCAGCGACAACGACATTAAATCTAGAGTTCTTACAGCCATAGCTGAGTTCTTTAGTTTAGAAAATTGGGAGTTTGGGGATAATTTCTATTTCAGCGAGTTATCAACTTATGTAATGAATAGACTTGCTCCAAGCATTGTAAACTTTATCATTGTACCAAAACAAAACGATTTAAGTTTTGGTAGTTTGTATGAAATAAGAAGCGAAAAAGACCAGTTGTTTATTAATGGTGCCACAATAGATGATATAGAAATTATATCAGCTATCACTGCAAGTAAAATTAAAAGTGCAGGTCAAATTAATATCGAATCAACTTTAGCAAGCAAACAATCTGTAAACAGCTCAGGGAGTAACTAATGGCATTCACTAATGATCAAAACGAGCCAAAATTGCCAATTTCAAATTCTGAAAAACGTAATTCTTCAGATCTATTACCTAGATACTATAGAACAAATAGTAATAAGAAATTTTTACAGGCAACCCTTGATCAACTTATTCAGCCAGGACAGGTTACAAAAGTTAACGGCTATGTAGGTCGCCAAACAGCCAAGGCTGTAAAAAACAGCGACATTTTTGTAACAGCGGCCGATGCAGCAAGACAAAATTATCAATTTGAACCATCTGCTATTATACAAGACTATCTAGGTAATACTACATTCTTTTAAGATTACATTGACCATATAAATCACATTGACACAAATGATGGCATTGTAAACAATCACAGTAGATTAAACAGTCAAGAGTTTTACTCTTGGGATCCGCACATCTGCTGGGATAAATTTGTTAACTATCAACAGTATTATTGGTTGCCATTTGGTCCTAGCACTATTACAATCTTTGGCGCCGATAAAGAAATTCAAAGTACCTACACTGTTGAAGGAGTTGATGAAACAGATAACGTAGCGTATCTTTTTACACCCAACGGACTTTCAAGAAATCCAACGTTAAAATTATATAGAGGTCAAACATATAAGTTTGAAATCAATGCGCCTGGGCATCCTTTTAGCATCAAGTCAGCAAGATCTGGCGGTTCTAATGACAGATATGTCAAAGGAGTTACTGGCATAGCAGTAGAAGAAGGAATTATTACGTTTGAAGTACCGCTTGATGCTCCAAGCGTGTTATTCTATGTTAGTGAAAACTCAATTGATACTGGCGGAGTTTTTCAAGTATTAGATATTGAAGAAAACACAATCATTAATCTTGACACAGATTTTTTAGGAAAGAAAGAATATATTATTCCTAATGGCACAGCAGAAGGATTACGTGTTAGTAACGGCATGAAAGTAAAATTTGGTGGAGAAGTTATCCCCAGCAAATATGCCGAAGGTGCTTATTACATTGAAGGTGTTGGTACCGGTATAAGAGTAGTGGCAGAACGAGAGCTTGAAATACGATCTACTTTTTCAGCAGATAAAAGCATTCTATTTGATGACACACCATTTGACCAATTACCATTTAGTGAAGTTGGAACATATCCTGTAAGACCAGACTACATAACTATCAACAGAGCAAGTCCTGATCAAAATCCATGGTCACGATATAATCGCTGGTTCCATCAAGATGTTATTATTGCCAGTGCTCAAGTGTTAGGAGAAGAACCTGACTTAAATCAAAATTTTAGAGCTACTAGACCCATTATTGAATTTAGACCAGGTATTAAATTATTTAATTACGGCCATGCAGCTAAAACTCCTATCGATGTAATTGACTCATTTACCAAAGACGTATTCAGTACAGTCGAAGGAAGCCTTGGCTATAATATAGATGGCATAGATCTAATACAGGGTATGCGTGTACTGTTTACAGCAGATACAGATTCTTTAGTAAAAAATAAAATTTATAAAGTTAATTTTATTGATGTAACACCTCAAACTTCTGAATTATTATTTGATGCAACACAGGTTAATCCTGCATTGAACACTATTACGTTTGGTGCTAATCACGGCCTTACAGTAAAAAGTAGAGTTGTTTATAACAACACTACATTAGACTCAGTTCCCGGTCTTACACATAGACAGGTGTATTATGTAAATGTCATTGATGCAGTGACTATTGAATTATACACTAAACCTGATCTTTCTGTAAGAGCAGACATACTAGCCAAAGGCGAAGGAACACATAAGTTAGAGTTGTTCAAATATCCACGTAAACAAATTTATCTAGAAGAAACTCTAGATTCAATACCAATAGAATACGAAACAGTCACAGTAAATTTAGGAATTCAAAATCAATCTAAAACATATTGGTTTAATGGAACAAACTGGAAACCTGCACAAGAAAAGACAGCAGTAAATCAAGCCCCATTGTTTGATATATTTGACGAAAGCGGTATAAGTTTTTCTGATCTTACAAAGTATAGCGGATCAACCTTTGCCGGCAATAAGATTTTTTCCTACAAGACAGGCACGGGTACCGCCGATTCAGTGTTAGGTTTTGCACTAACTTATCAAAACATTAATAATATAGGCGATATACTTTTTAATTTTAATTTAGCGTCTGATTCTGAATTCAAATACAAGCTAGGGTCTAGTTTAATTTCTAAACCAATTAGCAACGGATTCCTTAAAATAATTAATAATTTAGACAGTATTAAATTTGAAAACGGATGGATTAAAAATGTACTGACTAATGTACAACCGATTGTGAGAGTTTATAAAAATGAAACTAACACAGTAGTTGACGAAACTGGCACAACTTCTTTAGTTTCAATAGTAAATGATTTTCCATTAGATGTTTTTGATACTAAAGATAATTTAGAAGATTTATTTGTTAAGGTTTATGTTAACGGAACACGCTTGATCCCGTCAAAATTTTCTATTGTTGACGACGTTGTTTATAAACTAGTAAGGCTAACAACTGATGCAGTTGATTCTGTTGTTACTATAGAATGTTTTACAAAAAAACATAAAAATCAAAACGGTTATTATAAACTACCAATTAATTTAGAAAACAATCCGTTAAACAATAACATTCAAGATTTTACTCTAGGCGAAGTAATTGATCACGTTGATTCTATCATTGGAAACAATCCACTGGTATTTTTTAATAACGGCCCTAAAGCAGTATTAAGAGATGCTGGACGATTAAGTGAGTACGGAACAAGATTTGTTCAGCACACTGGTCCAATGAATCTTGCACTATATCACCTTGGCGACAAGTCTGCCAACTTGCTTAAAGCGTTAGATACTGCACGTCTTGATTACGCACAGTTTAAGAGAGCATTTATTATCGCAGCAACAGACAGCGGTTTTGATGCTGAGCCAAGAAGACACGTAGATTTTATATTGCAAAATATGTTTGCAAATAAACCTAAATCTAGTCCTTACTACCTTTCGGATATGTTTGGATATACGGCTGCAAGTCGTACGGAATACACAGTATTAGATTCTAGAACTAAATCGTATCCATTAAGCAAGACATTTAATTTAAAGACATTGTCTAATCGTGCTGTTGGAATTTATATTAACGATAATCAATTAATACATGGCATTGACTACGTTTTTGGCGACACTGAGTTTGTTACGATTCTAACGGAATTAAGCGAAAATGATATTATTGAGGTATATGAGTACGAATCAACTGATGGTTGTTTTGTTCCTCCTACACCTAGTAAATTAGGTTTGTATCCGTTATTTGAACCTGCAATATATGAAGATGATACGTATGTTGAAAAAACAAAAGTTATTAAAGGTCACGACGGTAGTATCACTGTGGCGTTTGATGATTACAGAGATGATCTAATTTTAGAATTAGAAAAAAGAATTTTTAACAATGTAAAAATATCATACAACGCAGAGTTGTTTAATATATTCAACTATGTCCCTAGTTATAGTAGAGATAGTGATTATACAATAGATGAGTTTAATTCAGTACTATCAAAATATTTTTATCAATGGACACTGAACATTCAAGAAGACTATTCTCGTCCGTTGTTCTATGACAGAGAAAATCCATTTACTTACAACTATAGAGATCATGTAGCACCGGACGGTAGACCTGTCCCTGCTTACTGGAGAGGAATCTATAAATGGTATTTTGATACAGATACTCCTCATCTTACTCCATGGGAATCATTGGGATTTGCCATTGAACCTTCTTGGTGGAGAGACGTTTATGGTCCTGCTCCTTATACTAAAGATAATTTATTTTTATGGGACGATCTTAAAGAAGGATTAATTAGAGAACCTGGCAAGCCACCTAAAATTAACAAACAATTTGCTAGATCAATTTTAGAACAAGGTGCTCCGGTTGACACTAACGGTCTCTTGCTTGATCCGTTGAATGCTGGATATGTAGCAGGCACAATCCAAAATTCAACAGACTCATTCTATGTGTTTGGAGATCAAGGTCCAGTCGAAGCTGCTTGGAGAAAAAGCAGTTATTATCCGTTTGCACTAATTAGCACACTTCTGCTATTAAAACCAAATGATGTTTTTGGTCGCTGCATTGACAGAAGCAGAATAGTAAAAAATAATACTCAACAATTGGTATATTCAGAGACTGGTCTTCGTATTAGATTACAGGATCTTGTGTTTCCTTCTATTGCAGACGAAATTGAAACAGGAAGAAGATACACTTCGGGCTTACTCAATTATGTTGTTGAGTATCTCACTAGTAAAAACACAGCAAGATTATCTCAATACAAATACGACCTAGCATCTCTGACTAACAAAATGTCAACAAGATTAGGGTCTTATACAAATAAAGAAAAGTTTAAAATTTTATTAGACAGCAAAACACCAACAAGTTCCGGCGGTGTTTTTGTACCCGAAGAGAATTATTCAGTCAATCTTAATACATCAAGTGCTGTAAGAAAAGTAATTTACAGCGGCTTGTTGATTACAAGATTTGGCAACGGTTATGAACTAAAAGGCTACAACACACAGAATCCTTATTTCATTGTTTATAAATCTAAACTAACAGATAGAGTAATTAAAGTCGGCGGCATCAGCGAAAGTTTCCTAGAATGGAAATCTGGCGAAATCTATGTTGCTGGCAAGATTGTAAGATACAATAATCTATATTACAGAGTAAAAACTACACATACTACCGCAGAATTTGATGATCGTTTGTATTCTAGACTTGCAGAACTTCCTATAATTGGTGGTAGAGAAATAGAACTAAAAAAGAATTTTAATTCCAATAACACTGTTAAAATTCCATACGGCAAGAGAATTGCTACAGTCCAAGAAGTGGTTGACATTATAATGGGCTACGGCGCCTATTTAGAAGACCAAGGATTTGTGTTCGATGATTTTAACAACAATCTAGGAACAGTAACAAACTGGGAAACCAGTGCAAAAGAATTTGCGTTCTGGACTACACAAAATTGGGCTGAAGGATCTGTAATCAGCATAAGCCCCAGCGCCAATAAACTTATTTTCCAATCGCAAAATTCAGTTGTTGCTGATTTAACAGATAATTTTTACAATTATAGTGTTCTTCGTGTAGACGGACAAAAGTTAGATGAAGAATTTATAAAAGTTTATAGAAACGAAAATCAATTTGTGATCGAACCAGAGAATACCAATTACGGTATATACGGGATTACTTTACATTTAATACAGAAAGAACATGTAGTTGTTATTGACAATAAAACTTTATTCAACGATACTATCTATGATATTGAAGCTGGTTACCATCAGGAAAGAATTAAAGTTGTAGGATATGTAGCAGCCAATTGGACTGGAGGTTTTGAAATCAAAGGATTCATATATGACGAAGCCAAGATTCAAGAATGGGAACCATGGACTGATTATAACCTTGGTGACATTGTAAAATACAAACAATTCTATTATGCTGCAAAAGAGCGAATCCAAGGAGTTAAAGAATTCAACGATGACACTTGGGTTGTTTTAGAAGAAACACCTACGCCTCAACTATTGCCTAACTGGGATTATAGAGCAGAGCAGTTTACAGACTTCTATGATCTTGACACAGACAACTTTGATGCCGGACAGCAAAAAGTTGCACAACATTTGATTGGTTATCAGAAGCGACAGTACCTTGAAAACATTATTCAAAATGATGTAAGTCAGTATAAGTTCTATCAAGGTATGATCATTGAAAAAGGCACACAAAATGTTCTAAATAAACTTTTTGATGTGTTAAGCGCAGCAGATCAAGAAAGTCTAACTTTTGATGAAGAGTGGGCCTTCCGTGTTGGAGAATACGGAGCAGTAGATACTTTTGACGAAGTCGAATTTATTCTAGATGAAAATAAATTTAAAATAAATCCTCAATCATTTGAATTAGTTGATTCTATTGATATTAATGAAAAAGATTTTGTCTATAGATATAAGCCTACCGATCTTTATATCAAACCGTTAGGTTATACAAACAACATATGGCCAACTCGTACAACTAATAGATTTTTAAGAACCAGTGGTTATGTAAGATCTGAAGATGTAAAAACTACAGTAAAGTCAATAGCTAATGTTCTTACTTTAAACATAGATGAGTTTTCTAACGGTGACTACATCTGGGCAGCATTTGAGTCTAGAGATTGGTCAGTGTATAGATTTAGCTTGTATGATTTAAAAGTTAAAACAGTAACTTACGAAAATTCCACTAAACAAGTAACTGTAACTTCTTTTGCACTACCTCCGCTGGCAGTTGGTGATATAATTGGTATTAAAGGAACAGAAAAATTAAACGGATTCCATAAGGTTACAGCAGTAACTGGGAATCAATTTAAATTTGTTAAAGATGTGCAGGGCTGGCAGTCTTTTGCTGATAGCAGTACAATCGTAACATATAAAATTTTTAAACAACGTTCTCCGCATATTACTACTTTAAATTCTTATCTTCCAGAAGAGTTTAAGCCAGGTGAGTTAGCATGGATCGATAGTAATCAAGCAGGTAACTATATTGTTTATAAAAACAATCCTGTTTATAGAAAAGATGATTTAGTTAATTTAGAACCTGCTAATTCTTTTAACTTTGGCCGTTGCATGGCAATAGACGGATCTGGTAATTTAGCCGCAGTAGCTACTGCCGAATATGTAGCACTATACCAAAAAGGATAAAACGATAATTCATGGTCGCTATTTGATAGAATTCCGGATGTAGTAGCGTCTACTTTAAAATTTAGTCCCGACGGCCGCTGGTTAGCAGTAGGTATA